TGGCAGCGCCTTCGTTCTTCACCGGAGCGGCGGAGAAGCCAGACAGCTTGGTTTCTTCTTCAAAGCTACGCTCCGATGTCTCGGTTTCGTAGATTTCTTTGTGCTGCTCGCCGTAACGGGCGTACTCAAGGCCGAACAAAGCGTTCAAGCCGGGGAGCAGTTCTTTCAGCAGTTGTGCGCGTGAAATAGCCATGATTTACTCCTTAGACACCAGTGGTGTTGTTGTACTGGTGCGTGTTGATTTTCACCAACAGCTCGGTGTATGTGTCAGCAGCAGTAGCTGTCTCAGGCACAACGTCGATCACACGGATTGGGATGGTGGCGGTAGTGCCAGCGCCAGTCAAAGTGACGGCGAAAGCAGAATTACCGGTGGTGGTGTTACCAGCGTTCAGAACGAGCGCGAGGTTGGTACCAACAACAGTACGGCCAGCGGTGCCCATGGTAGTGCCAGAGGTCACAACAGCGACCTTGAACAGAGCCATCGGGTCATCCACAACGTAGGCGTAAGCCAGATTGGTGGACGTAGATGCCAGAGCGGGGATGAACTGACCTTGAATGGTTTGACCACTCGAGTTCACGTACTGACCGCCCATGCACACGCCAACAATGTTGCCAGAGTCAGTTGTGGTGGATTTAACGAGATAGCCGTCACTGTTGATCACAACGGTATCGCCATCAAAAATGGCGGTGCCGAAGCCAGCAGCTACGGGAATCTGACGGATTGCACCTGCGTACGGCATGCCATCAATACGATTGATTGGTTGCAGACCGTAGGGTGCCGAAACGGTGGGGTAAGCCATGTTTGGACTCCAAAAAATTTATGTACCTTTACCGAAAGTAACCTTCGTACTGCGCTCTTTGAAAAGCGGCATACGGGGGTCATTTTCTCGCATGTAAGCGTTGTCCACTGACTGCATCTGCGACTCGGCTTGTTGGCCGTAATGCGCGTTCCGCTGATCAATAAACTCAGCAGGTGTTTTGCAAAGAAGCAGACCGCCAACACAAATCGAGTCTGGGAATCGACCATTGGTCTCCCCGAACAACTGGATTTCTGGGTGATCAGACGCCTTCACGGGTTCCCATCCCTCGCGGAGTTTGGACGAAATGTTACGCGGATCATCTGCGTTTAGAGTGCTCACACGAATCCAGCGATAAGCGTACCCGGCCTCCGGAGTGGGGTCAGGTAGAAGCTGAGCAGGAGCCCATTTTGCGGGGCGCGCTGCGGTGACTCGTGTTTCGTTATCACGCTTGGTACGAATTTGTTCCGTCATGTTCATTTCCTCATTTCTTCCGCAACCTTACGAGCATAGAGTTCCAATGGAACGCCGAGCCGCTTGGCGATTTCGACCTGCGATTTGGTAAGTACGACCTTTCGGGGCGCAGTACTCCGCGTTGCCGGTGCGACAACATTTGATTTTCGCGACGGAGTTTGCGCATCCGTCTGGCTTCCAGACTCAAACTGATCTGGGAACCGCTCCCTGATGTCACTGTTGATACGCTTGTAGTATTCATCAGTGCCAGCCGGGATACCCTCGTTCACCAAGTCTTCATGAAGGCCAAGAGCGTAAGCCGTCATTCGCTTGTTGGGCCCGAACCACTGGTTATCGTCTTTCCACGATGCCAGCTTTGGGTCAACAGGCTGTTCTTGGGGAACTTGTTGTCGTGGTTGTACAACATTTTCTTCTTCCTGTAAAGGGGCAGGTCGGAAACTGTTGATTTTGTCTGCCTTGAGCTTGACCGAGGTCATCTCCTCTTGGGCCAAAACCAACGCATCCGAATCACCAGCCTCATAGGCCGTCTTGTATTTCCGACGGGCGTCTTCCATTTCGCCGGAAACAGTGCGCTTGGCTTGTTCCAGCAACGCATTTTGATTGGTGCTCAAGGAGCCCTTGAGCTTCTTGTTCTCCTCCACAATGGCGTAGGCAAGGCGAATGGCCTCGTCTTTTTCGCGCACCGCAGCCTCTTTGGCCCGGCGCTCTTCGTGGTAGCCCTTGGTGAAGTGCTTAATGCGCTTTTGGACGCCCTCGTCGTACTTGGACAGCTCCTCATCAGTCACGTCCTTGGGGGGCGTTTCCATGGGTTTGCGGTTGCGATCTACTTCCGGGGTATCGTCGACAATTTCAACCTCCGTATCGGTCTCTACGACCTTTGATCCAGCGCGCGACTGCTTGTCCGCAATCTCATCAGGAAACTCAAACTCGGTTTTTTCAAATTCAGCCATGGTGCCTCCTTATACGCGCTGGATGCCGCGCGGGTCTTGCACCACCGCTTCGACAGAATCGTCATTGATCAAACGCCACTCAGTGCCGTGAATTTTCATGCGGGTGCCGCTGTTGGGGCGCACCAGAACAAAGTCACCTACCTTGCAGCTTGGGCCGCTCGGAAAGCGTTTTTCGTCCTTGAAGGCATCGGGCCCGATCTTGGCCACGAACAGCACGGGCGACAACAGCTCTTCAAACTGCATTGTCTGGCTGGCTTTGAGCAAGCCGCCTTCGTACTCTTCTTTGGCCTGCGGGAGCATGCACAGCAGGTGGTAGGTAGCGGGGTCTGGAATCTGCTTGGCTTTGTCCTCAACGGGTTTGTTGAGGAGGCCGGACAGGTCCACCGCCTGAGCATCAAAGTTAGTCGTCATTGTCATCTTTCAGGTTACGCACGAGGTCGCCAATTTCACGCTGTGCGGTCTGGAGACCTCGGATGACCCCGCACAACTCCCGGTAGTAGGCATAGTCTTTCGGCTGCCCAGATACCAAAGCTTCTGAATGACTTTTGACTTGCTCCTCAATTTTGCGGTTGAGGAGCTCCAAAATTTGATTGTCCATTTTTTCTCTTAGTTCTCCGGCGGTTCAGCAGCCGGTCTATTTGCAAGTTCCATCAGCTTGGTCTGCATCTTTATAGATGCCTCCCGCTGCTTCTGGGCCATTTTTTGATCGAACTCCTGCTGGCGCTGCGCCATCTCCTGCTCGTGCACTTGACGCTCTATGGCCAACTCTTGCTGCGCTCTGGCGGCGGCAATGTCTGGGTCTTCGCCTTGGCGGTTCGCAGCTTCCTGAACCTTGAGCTGCAGCTCCTGACCCTTGAGGGCCAACTCGCCCTGCACTTTTTGCTCTTTGATTGCGGAATCTTTCATCTTGATCTGCAGCTCTTGCTGCTGCATCTGCACGATCGGGTCTTGCGCCTGCTGCTGGGCTTGCTGCTGAGCGGCTTCGCCTTGATGAATCTGCGTGAGCTGCTTCGCTGCTTGCGCGACCAGCTTGGCCAACTGAACCTCGACCTGCTCGGGCAGCTCTGCGTTGGGTGCAGGCAGCGACGCGCCAAGGCGCTCTTCGATCTGGTTGCGGTACTGGAACGCGACGTGCTCCGCAACGTGCGCCATGACGGCGGCTTGCATCTGCTGCGCCATGGGGTTCTGCCCCATCTGTCCCATGACCATCGGGTCCTGCGTCATGGACATGTGCACCGCAATGTGGGCGTCGTGGTCTTGGTAGATGAACGCCTTGGTGGGCTTGCCAGTCAAGAACGCCATGTTCTCGCTGACCGGATCGCGCGGCTTCATGTCTTCGTCGATCGGCACCAGCTTGTCAGCGTTCTTGATCCCCAGCACTTCCAGCATCTGGCGGTGCAACTGCGGCAAGTCGTAAATCTGCGGCGCGCCTTGAGCCAACTGAATCGCGGCTTGGTACTGCATGATCCGCTGGGCCATGGTCGAGCTGTTGGGGTCCGACACGGGGATAACCTCCACCATGTCGTAGTCTTCCCGCTTGGCCTTGGGGTTGCCGCCGTTGGGCACGTACTCGTAGTCGCCCGGGGTGTTGTCGCGGATGATGGCCTTGAGGAGCTTGAACTCCTCTTTCATCGAGTAGTGCACACGAGCCTGCACGGCCGACATCGTTTTGAGCTGGCGCTCAAGGATGGCCAGTGTGGTACCCACGGGCGCGTTGGCGCTCATGTCGCTGACCTTCATGTCGGCCACAGAGCCGAGGCGGCGGGCTTCGTCCGTGATCTGCGCAAGCAGCGCCATCAGAACTTGGCTTGGCTCTTTGTATGGCAGGGGCATGATGCTGTCGCGCACCGTGCCGCTGGTCACGTCTACGTCGCGGAACTCGCCGGGTGCGATCGGAGTGTCGTCGCCCTTGATCCGCAGACCGCGCGACTTCAAGCCGCCGGGCAAGTTGGACAGCGTGCCAGCATCTACCAACTGGCGGATGATGGAGGTACCTGCGCGCGCGTAGCCCCCGATGATGTGGATCAGGCCGAGACCATACACCCCGAAGCCGGGCACGTAGGTGTACTGCACGAAGTGCTGGCGCTTAAGTTTGAGCTTGTCGTCCTCGTTCCAGTTACGGCGGATGGCCAGCACTTTGGTCGTGCTGCGGTCGATCGTGATGACGTACGGCAGTGCGATGCCGTCCTCGTCTTCGTAGCCGGGCAGGTCGTAGTCAACGCACATCTCGAGCAACTGATACCGGTTGTCGTCACTGAGGGTAAACCCTTGGTCTTCTGCTTTGCGCTTCTCGATATCAGAGTGAAACGTAAGGGGGTCCCCCAAGTCGACGTCCTTGTAAAAGCCCGCGACCTGCAGCTTCTTGACGTCGTTTTTGGTTTTACGCATGACGTGGGTCACACGCTCTGCGGTGCGCGCGCTGGACGCGCCGTACGGAATGATGATGTCTTCGGCCGGGATAAACACTGCGGCCTGCCGCCCCAAGCTGGGGTCGAAATACACCTTCTTGAACGCGGCACCGGCCAGCCCCAAGTTGTACAACATGCGCTCGTGCTCAGGGCGGTACTCCGGCATTTCTTCCGTGAGCTTGAAGTTCATGTCGGTGCGCACGCGCTCGGCAGCTTCTTCCTTCAACTTATCTATGGCCCCGATGATTTCCGTCTTGACGGGCCCCTGTGATGGGAACGTCTCGATGATCGTCTCAGATTGAAACCTGATGGCCGCTTCGGTCAACACCGTGGAGTACACCCCGCACGCGCCAGTCCAAGGCTCGGTGCGCTCTTCATACTTCATGCCCAGAACTTCGAGGCCCTTGACGTACATGTCCGCCCACTCTTTGCGGGACGCAATGTCAGAGTCGTACTCTCCCAGCAGGTCACTGGCCAGTGTGCCCAGCTCCCCGTCGTCCATGAACTCGGCCAAGTTGGCATCGAAGTCCTCGTCCGTTTCGTCCTCCGGCATCAAGTCGATGGTCAGGCCGTCGACGCCAATCTGCACGCCCTCGGGGTCCTCAATCATGATCTCTATGTCCGGGGTGTCGTCTGGGGTAATGCCTGAGAGCGCGTCCAAACCCAACGGGGCCGGAGTGAGCGAAGAGGTCATGCTGTTTGCTGCCATGGTAAATCCTAATAATATGCAGCCCGGCGGGCCCGCTGGAAGCCGTCATTATCCTCGTGGTCGGTGCTCAGGCGCAACAGGCCACCTTTTCGCACGCGCATCAAGGCCAAAGTCATCGTGTCCACCTCGTCGTCGTGCTCACCGGCCGGGAACGCCAAAATCTCCTCGACGGCCTTGGCCGCCCACGCTGTCTCGGGGAACCAGACGTGGCCGGAGGCGAACATGTCGGCCACCGCGTTGAGCCGCGCAATCTTGTCTTGGCCCTTGCCCGGGCTGAAGTCCTGCACAAATATGCCCGACCTTCGCATCTCGTCGATCAGCGGCTGGCCGCTGGCCTTGGCTTCCACAATCACGGAGTCCGGCTGCCAGTCCGCGTACTGCTCGTGGGCCATCGCCTTGAGCTCTGGGAACTCGTACTTGCCCTTGACAGAGTTGAGCAGGATGACGTTCTGGGTGTTGTCGACCTCGTTGAACCACACGCCCCACGTATGGCACACCGAATAGTCCGAGCGCTGCTTGGTCGTGAGCGCCGTGTCGAACGCCTGCACAAGAAACTCGCACTCTGGCGGCTCGTCGCCGGTCCACCACTTGATCCAGTCACGCTTGATGATCGCAGCTTCGGCAGCGGTGGGGTTTTGCTGGTACTGGGCATACCACTGCCACATGATGTGGTGCATCGACGCCCGGGTTTGTTGCAGGGATTCGATCGTCCACTGCTCTGGCCAGATGGATTTCTCGTTCTCGGTGCCTTCGTTCAGGATGGCCGGGAACTCAAACGCTTCGTAGTTGTCTCCGCCCTCATTCATGGCAGAGTCTTTGAGCAGTCGACCGATCAGGTCCCGCTGGTGCCAGCGCGTGTGGAGCACGCAAATCTTCCCATCCGGCATCAGACGCGTTCGCAGACCAGCGCTGAACCACTCGTAGGCGTTATCCAGTGAGTTGGTGTTTCCTGCCTTGATGTCCTGCTCAGACAGCGGGTCGTCGGCAATGATGAGGTGTGCACCCCGTCCGGCCAGCGCGCCGCCCACACCGATCGCAAAATACTCGCCCCCGTCAGTGGTGTTCCACTGGGCAGCGGCCTTGGCGTCCGAGGCAATCTTGGTTTTGGGGAAAATGCGCGCGTACTCGGCCGACTG